GAAGACACTGAGGATAGAACTAATCTTATAATGTCCTGGGCACGACAATTAAAGTACATAAACGCAAAGGTTGACGAACATTTAAGACTCATTAAAGAATTTGAGGATGCTTATAATAAATTAACCGAATTTGAAAATAAAACAAAACAATAACGTATGAAATTTAAAGATTTAACACCAGAACACATCTCAAAAGCAAAGGAAATCTATTGGAATAAAGATTTATCTTGGGATGAAAGAATGAAATTACTTATGGATCTTTTTGATAGGTCGGAAAGAACCGTAAGAAAATGGTGTTCGGAAAAACTTGGCTTTAAGGAAAAAGTTGAGGTGTCATCTGAACAATATGAAACCGCCAAGTTAAGAGAACACGATAAAACAAAATCGAGATTCATTATCACTTGGGGTCAAAATGCAACACCAGTACACCAAGGTTTTTATAATAATCTTGAGGCTTATGCCAATCATATTGATGCTGATATTCATATCATACTCGGTAGATATCAAAACCCAACATCGTTGTTTGCCGATAGTGAACAGGATTATTGGGTTGAAGAGGTTGAAAAATATATGGACGCTGGTAGACACAATATCCATAAGTATCTTTCGATCATGTCAGATATTAAGATACAACCAACGGCAACAAATCCAATGTCTGGGCTCCAGGGCGTGAGTGGTATTAACTCATGCGTATTTGGTTCGCCAAAGGTACAAATGGAAATGATTCCAGTATTAAAGGGTAATAAACCAAAGATGATGCTTACCACTGGCGCTGTAACGAAGATGAATTATACCGATTCAAAATCAGGTAAGAAAGGTGAATTCCACCACACATTCGGTTTCGTTATTGTTGAGATAAAAGATAAAGATACCTTCTACATAAGACAAGTAACCGCTGATGATAAGACAGGTTCATTTACAGATCTTTGTTATAGAGTTGAGAGCGGTAATGTATCAAAGATAGAAAATATCGCAGCCATTGTATTGGGTGATATTCACTATGGTAATCACGATCAGGATGTTATTGATATAACACATGAATTCCTTGAGAAAGTTGTACCCGAACACGTTGTATTGCATGACGTATTTGATGGAATGTCAATCAATCACCATGAAATGAAGGATCCGTTCGTCCAGTATTCAAAAGAAATCACCAATAAGAATTCACTTGGTAATGAGATCGAAGAAATGATTGATGGTCTAAAGGAATTTGAAAATTATAAGAACGTTGTTATAGTAAGAAGTAATCACGATGATTTCCTTGACAGATGGCTTAAGAATGAGGATTGGAAGAAACAACCAACAACAAAGAATTCAAAGTTATATATGCAATATAGTACTATGTTACTTGAGCAATATGAAAAAGATCCTTACGATGTAAAGGGCGTTATTCCTGGAATTATCAACGAAACATACCCAAGATTCATAACGCTTGGAAGAGATGAGTCGTACAGAGTTAAAAACTGGGAACTTGGTCAGCATGGAGATATGGGTACCAATGGTTCAAGGGGTTCGCTCAATCAATTCAGAACATTGAATACAAAAATAATCGTGGGACACTACCATGCCCCAGGACGTAAAGATGGCGCATTGGCTGTTGGAACATCAACTAAGTTGAGAATGGGTTATAACAAGGGTGCAAGTTCATGGTTACAATCACATGTGATCATACATAATGATGGTAGGGCACAACATATCTCCTTTGTTAAGGATAGTAATAATAAGATCGGATTCACCACTTTTGAAATATAATTTGGTGAATTCGAAAATAATACTTACATTTGTGGGATTAAAATAAAAAAATATGACAAAGTTCAAGACACGTCAGGGCGTTGTAATAGACGACCTTAGACAGTACGTAAAGGATTGGTTAACCGACAAGGATGAAACTCAGATTTGGATCGGTTGTGACTCTCAGGTTCATGGTAAGGTTATTGCCTATGCGGTAACCGTATGTTTATATGAACAAGGTAAGGGTGCGCACGTAATCTCAAAAAGAATTCATTCTACAAAGACCTCAACCTCAAATGGTAAGAGAGCGTTACAGGATGGATCTAACAGTCGTAGACTTTGGGAAGAAATCGAATACTCTGTTGCGGTGGCTGATGAATTGAATGATCTTGGCATGAACATATCTATTCACGCTGACTATAACTCAAAACCAGAAGAAGTTTCAAACGAACTACATGATTCTGGTATCGGTTACGCTATGAGTAAAGGTTACGCAGCTGTGGGTAAACCATTTGCTTGGGCAGCAACATATGCTGCCGATAAGGATGCAAGGTAGTATGAAATATAATATTGACGAACAAACATACCAAAGATGCGTTAAATTCGCTAATGATTCTGTAAAAACAAACATAGATGAATACTCAAGACGCAATCAAAACAACATCGATAAAATAATTGATGATATTATCATAGGCAAAATGGGCGAATTCGGGGCTTATTCAATGTTGATCGAAAAAGGATTTACATTGAATGAACCCGATTTGTCTATATATGATAAAAAACATAAGAGTTTCGATGCTGATCTAAAAACCGATAAATTTAATATCCACGTTAAATCACAAAATATCCAACAAAAAACAGCATTTACGACAAGTTGGTTATTCCAATCCAATGATAAATTGGTAACTAAACCCGATGATAAGGATATTATCGTGTTCTGCCAGGTTGACGGTAGGGAAGTGGAAATACTATTTTACCAGAAAGCCAAATTATTAAAGGGGTTATATAGAGATCCGAAAAAAGAATCTCTAAGGGGTAATAAAAAGGCAATCTATTACCAGGATATTTTAAATATTATCAATAAAAAATAAATTTTTTTAAAAAAACTTGGTTTTTTCTAAAAGTTGCCTATATTTATACAAAAGCAATAAACTTTCGATGACACAGACAATAAATATGACGGATAGATTCTTTGGCGGAAATGAGGATTTCGGCAAGGGCACCCTATTATTGTAAATGTCAGAAGATATAAAACACTAAAAAGAGCCCGAACCTAAAAAGTTCGGGTTTTTTTGTAACAAAAATTTGGTGGTGTCAAAAACATTACCTACTTTTGTGGAGCAATTGAGAGAATGCATACAGCAACTAACATTTTTCGCCAACAATATGAAAAACAAAAGGACATTCTGAAAATTGCAAAAATAAATTTTGTGGTTTAAAAAAGATTAACTACTTTTGCAAACATAAATGAAAAAGGTGAACTGGGGTTTGTGGTTAGCGATGTTAAGAGCATTCGACTATAGTTGGAGAGATATTGATTATAAATACGAACAGCTAACAGCAAACGAAAAAAAACTAATGTCAGAGACGGAATTCAATTATCTGGTATCTGAGATTGAAGCTCTTAAAAATGATGAAAAAAATGGAGTGGTTTACAAATAAAAAAATCTGAAAAAAGATTTGGAAAATTGAAAAACTCTTCTTAATTTTGTGCAACAATTCGGGAATGATTACAGCAAATTTTACAAGCAATTCACTGTTAATGATTCAAGCTAAAAGACCCATTCCGATGAATTGTTCCTTAATAAAATATGGTGATGTAGCTCAATGGTAGAGCGCAGCCCTGAAGAGGCTGGCGTTGGGGATTCGAGTTCCTCCATCACCACTGAAAGTCGAGACGAGATAGTAATTATATATGTGGGGCTTTGCATGTATAGTGAAAGATTAAGTATCGTTGAGACAATAAAGCCCAACACGGTGCGGTAGCTCAGTTGGTAGAGCATTACGCTGAAAACGTAAGTGTCGGTGATTCGAATTCACCCCGCACCACAAAACCTGGCACAAATGATGCTGGATATTACCTACTGTTAGGTGTGAAAACTCTTTCAGTGTGGCTCTACCAGATAAGTGCGTGGTTTAATTGCCGAAATAGCTTTAACTGGTAGAGCAACGCACTTGTAATGCGAAGGTTGGGGATTCGAGTTCCTCTTTCGGCTCAGTAAGACAAAGGTCTTTGACATATTGGTAAAATTTGGGAGTAGAGATGGGTTGGTTCATCACCTGACTGTTAATCAGCGAGTTCCTGGGTTCGAACCCCAGTGCTCCCGCAATAA